AATGCAATGCGCTGTACATATGCGTCAAGCGATTGCTGGTCCGCGATGTCGGCCACTTCGCGATAGTCAACGATTGTTCGGCCTCGATTGACTGTAGAAGTTGGACTGTTTGGGTTGCTGTTGGTATACAATGACACCAATGATTGCTCAGCGTTTGAGCACACGACTACCCACTTATTGGCCACACTAAACAAGTCAAGTTCTTCTTGCATACCCGGATAGATGATAGAAAGTTCATCGTCCCGATAGGTGTATTCAGCCGCACGGATGGACGGGCTGCGATATGTCATGCTCGTGAAATAGCCATACGCATCGACAAAAATCGGTGTATAGTTGATAGCTCGGAGCAGCGTATTGATCGCTTCTAGCTTTTCCTTGCCCGGCTCAAACTCCATATCGACAGGCAGTACCTTGTCGGTTTGCTCAATATTGTGCTTCATTATTTCGGCGCTCGACAGGATGTCGATAACTGCTTGACGATAGTTTGTGCCGGCCTGTACCGTATACCGCGTGTCAAATTTGTCATCACGCAGAATGAGAGTGCCGTCATATGCTTCCACGTCACGATATACCGAGTTGTTTTCGTCCTTCCTCGTCGGGCTACTCAAAAGAAACACGCCGAGTGGAAACTCGATATATTGGCTATCTCTCATACGCAAAAGAGCAAATGGCTGAATACGATCTGTGAGCCAGTTGATATCTTCTTTATCTTTCACCTTGAATTTTGCTGTCCTCTTGATTGAAGAAAGAGAAGCCATGCTGACTTCCCCATCCACAACTGAATCCAACTCACCGATTTTGTTGTCGTTCATATCTAACAAATCATATCTAAATTTGAAATGACGTTGACCATACTTCCCGTGAAGAGTATCAATGATTTCTTGTTTCGAATATGGATAGTTCGCTAGTGAAAGCATGACTACACTTCCTCCGTGTAAGAGACTTCCTCAAACGTTATACTTACGGTATTTCCATAGAATTCGTCTTCAATCGGTAGTCCGAATGCATGACAGAACATTTTTCTACCTCGTGCATCTCGATAGCAAAGAGTGCTTTTCGAATAAATTAATCCCTCAAGAGCTTCTAAATCGCCGCTATCTTTTAACAAACTGAGCTTCACACTGACAGAACGTTGCTCGGTATCATCGTATTCCGCGATCGGCAAACGCCGACCAGCAAATTGCATCATTGCCGCTGTTGGTTGCCAATTCTCGCTCCGTCCGTCACCATCATATTTGAACTGATGAAGTGTAGACGGGTCTGTTGTATCGTGAAGCCATACTCCAATGAAAGAGATAGACTCACTTACTACAGAGCTATCCGAATAGGTTCCGTTATCTCCCCATGCACGTACAAAGTATTCATAAACTTGTCCAGATGCTGGCGTGTAATCGACAAAGGAAGCATCAGCAGGAATATTCGTTGCGATTCTTATCCATGTCGATTCACCTTGTTTTCGACGGAAAACGGAGTTATAACTTACATTCGGTTCTGTTCCTGTAGGTGTCGGGTTATCAATCGAAATCGTGATAATACCCTCGCCTTTTGTTGTTGCAACAATCGGTACTGCCGGTGGTGTATAGGAAACATGAATGTTTGATGTTACAAAATCAGACCACAAATTATCAGCATTTTTAATTGCTACTTGTATTTTGTAGTCCGTATTGTTTTGTAAATCGTACAGTACCGTTTGAGCCTTATTCGGACTATTCGCTTGAGTTTCCCAAAGTAGTGCCTCTGCAACATCAAGAACTTTGACATGATAAGCTGTTTGGCCAACACTTGACCATTGAACCGTTGGTCTTGCGACAGGAACGGTTGCGCCATCTATAGGGTCTGTAACCGTCGGATTCGCAGGCTTATCTCCTGCAAAAAATGTTTGTATATCGGAATACGGGCTTGATAATCCTGCTTGGTCATACGTTCGAACCCGCCATTCGATTGTTCCTTTCGGGAATGTACCAGCCGGAGCATCCCAACACTGATTCGTCGTTACTTGGCTAACATCATTCCACGTTGCGTCGCCTTGTTTCCGCCATTGTAAATCAAATTGTGCTTGTGGGTCTCCGTTCGCGTCGTTATGCTGCCACGATAAATGAATCACGGAAGCACGGTCTTTCGGTGTACCTCCACTTGGCGAAAGGTTCGTAGGAACAGTCGGCGCTTGGTTGTGCTGTATCGTGAAAACGCCGTCCGATTCGTCCCACGGTCCGTATGATGTACCGTCGTAGGCACGAATTCGAATTTTTGCAAGTGACGTTTCCGGCTCGTTGGTAAAGTCGTACGTGTATGATGTTGCGCCCGAACTAGTTAACGCAACAATATCTTTCCAACTTTGTCCGTTATTGGTTGTTAATTGTATTTGGTATGACAATAACATTGATACATAACCGACTATTAAAAATAAAGTCTTTGATGGATCTTTTACATATGCGCTGCCGTTATGGTAGACAAATCCGCCGTCAGTTTTTCCTGTTGATCCATGCCCATAAGTAATACCATTTAAAACTAAAACCACAACATATTTTTGGCCTGGTGTAACGCTCAAATTTGGATATATTGGTATTTCTATCTCTCTAGGTGTCGTATTAAGCGTTGTAGAAGCGTTGGTGTAAAATAATTGATACGTAGGTAGCCCATTTGCATCGGCGTTATATATACATACACCAAAACTTACCGAACCTGACGAAGTTACTGAAAGATTAAATTTTAATTTGTTAATGACACTTCCTTGTGCAGTAAATAATTGTCCAATAGTACCTTCCCGTAGTTTTGTTTGTCCTGTGTCTATTATTTGTTCATTTTCGACGTCTGTTGCTGGATTCCACGTAATCGTATGCAAACTATTCCACGTTTCCCCACTGTTTGGGCTTGTGACGGTTGGGGCGGTTGGTGGTACGTTGTAGGTTACTGTTAGTTTTGGCCCTGTTGCATAAGCACTCGAATGTATCCGTAAATCTACATAGTCACCGTTTATCAATCCGTCAATTTGGCCTGCTCGAATATAAAACCCATATTTCGGGTTGCCGCTTGTAATCTGTTTTTGCGTCGCTTTTGTAGCGTTAACATCATAATATTTACCGGTACCATTGATAGATAAATCAGTATAATTGTTATTCGGCCCATCAAACTTTCCGTAGTTAGTTGCCGCTGTTGAGCCGCTTGTTATATCTGCGGTAGAAGGATAAACAAAAATTCGAGGTGCATTAGTGCTACCATAAGAGCTTACATAAAGGCTTATTTTTGCATCTGATATATATGAATCGGCTGGTATTGTTGATAAATCGAATTTGACCAACATATCTGAGTAATAAAGGCTACCACCGGAAAGAGAAGTATAAAGAGTAATCTCATTCGAGTTCATATCATACTCATTATTTGAAGTGACAAGGCCATCCGCTAACACGTTTGTATAATTTAATGTAACAGTCGGGTCAATCTCTATCGGATAAACAAGCCCCGTAACATCGGCAACCAAATCAATAAATGTTTTATCCCCTTCTCGCCGTATGGTTTGCACAACATCCCGGCGCTCGCCGTTGGCATCCTGCAACCATGCAGGTTGGAGTTTTAAATTTCCTGCGGTCAAATCATCCTCTAACGGGCCATCCACCTCAAATGAAAAAGAAAAAGGCGCACGGTCACTTTTCAAGATGATTGTCTCTTTGATGCCATTAGGCATGACCTCAAGGCAAACATCCGTATCGTTCCATGCGTCCTGATAGTGAACGCAGTTCTCCTTCCCTTCCTCCAGATAACCTTTCGCCGGGCTGGCTCCGACCGGGATGAATCGCAGCTTGGTCGACCCCTTCCCGATCGTATACCCCCGTTTAAAGTTTTTTGGAATCCGACAGTCAAAAGGCGCTTTCAATCCCTGATAGTCCATCATATCCCGGTCAAGGATATTTTTCTTTTTCATATTTGAACACGCTGTTTTCATAATACGGAATTCTTCAGCGCCTTCTTTCGCAACAGGGAAATCCACTTGGTCCAAATCTGCTTCATCGTACAAGTCAGTATTAATATTGTGCCAGTTGCCGTTTTCATCTTGGTAATGAACGTCACCATTGTAAATTTCTGTTGTATATGAACCGTCGAAATTTATCCACGTCTTACTGTTGCGTGTTCGCTTATTAAGCATTTCACCAACACGAAAGTTTTGAGTTGGCATATCGTGCTCCCTCCTTACGCTTGTTTCACTTTCATTCCAAGACGGTTGAAGAAGTCATTCACTGTTCGAATTTGTTCAAGGTCATTTACTGGAATGGTGACGTTTATATTGACGTTTCCGTATTTAGTGATGTTGTTTGTTTGCATCGTTCCGTATCCCGATGCTCCAGCCGCTAGTTTAGGAGCAGATGGAATCGTTGCCTGTGCCATTCGATTCGTTGCGGCAATGACGGCGTTAATGTTCTTCTCGATACCTTGAGCCAACCCAATCGGAATCCATTTTCCCACTTCATTTTTCATAACTAGGGAAGGCGAGTTGATACCTAATGCACTCTGAATCGTTTCCTTCACCTTATTAGCTATTTCCTGGGCCTTTTTGTATACCGATTGGGCCATTGAAGATATCCCGCTTATTAACCCTTCGATGATGTTTTTTCCAATTTCATAAAGGTTAATGCCTTCTAAAAATGATTTGGCTTGATTCCAGATTTCCTCTATTTTTGCCTTAGCCGCCATCATCTTTTCGGAAACAGCAGTTTTCATGTTTTCGAAACCGTTGCTAACAGCCGATTTAATGTTTTCAACTGTTGTAAAGAAAAAAGATTTGATTCCGTTCCAAATAGAAGATATTGCACTGCTGATAGCGTTGAATACAGTCGTTGTCGTTGTTTTGATATTTTCCCACGCTGCGACGACAAAGCCTTTTATGGCTTCGAGTGCTCCAGAAAATATCTTCTTAATGCCCTCCCAAATAGTTGAAAAAGCGTTTTTTAGATTTTCAAAAATGGCTTTCGCATCATTTTTCAGCCCCTCGAAATCGCCGGTGACAAGGTCAACAATAAGCAAGACAGCGCCAAGGAAAATATTTTTGATTGCCTCCCAGACGCCTGAAAAATACTGTTTGACTCCATCAAAAATTATCCGCAAGCCATCAATAAAAGGCGTGATAATCGCCATCACACCGTCTTTTATCGCGTTCCATATGTTCATTGTTGTTTGCTTGATACTTTCCCATGTGGTAAAAGTAGAATCTTTAATATTTGTCCATGTATCAGCGAAAAACTGCTTTATAGATTCAAGAGTCTGAGAAAACCACTCTGAAATAGCACTCCATACTTCGATTGCCTTTGTTTTGATAGTGTCCCAGTTTTGCCATAATAGTACACCAATTGCAATCAGTGCACCAATAGCAACAACTACTATTCCAATTGGA